AGCTTAAATCAGAATTACCAATCCCTATCTGTAAGTTTGATGATCCACTTACTACAGCAATGCCTTGGATAATAATTAAATAAGCGTCATAAGTTGCAGAAAAAGCATCGGTAAAATCAATGGAGCTAACAGCACTACTATTAGTGGCTGTTGCGATTAATACCGTTCCTCCACCAGCAGCGACTGTACCCCATGAATTATCCGTTCCATTAGTGGTTAAAAACTTTCCGCTTTGACCACTATTATTAGGTATCTGCGGTTGCGTAGTGCCAGACGGAAACGATGTTTTTAATACCGTTTTTATAAGCCTCATATGATCGTCGGCTTGACCCACGGCATCGCTGGCAGCGGGGTTGGAGGTATTTAACTGACTAATGTAGGAAGCTGTCTCTAAGCCCATTATGCACTCGCTGCGGTTAATGTAATCGTGACTTGTAACGTGTCACCTGAAATAACTGATCGTGAAGAACCAAAATCTACGACACCATATAGTGTTCCGGCGGTTGCGGTTTTACCGCTATTGCTCACAATAAAAGCGCCAGCTACTGTTGCTGATCCATTCATTGAGAAAGTCGCTTTGTTGCTAGAGTTATTAATGCTTCCAGATGAAGCACTACCTAAGTTTAATGTTTGCCTTACGGATTCACTGTAAGCGGTAACATCGCTCCAACCAGAATGACTAGAAGAAGTATCTCCTGCTGCCGCTGATCCTGCTCCTTTCAAACCTACATACCACGCGGTGATTTGTGTAGCTCCATCAAAACCAGAATCAAGCACATGATTCAAGCCAACAGTTGTAACTAAATTTTTATTGATCTCACGCCACTTCTCATTTCCATCTTTATCTAAACATACAACATCCCAGACATTTTTAAGGCCGAGATTCATTTCAGAATTTTGTTTCATTATTAAGCCTCCATCGGCCTGAAAATTATTAGTTTGGGTAGTCCACATTAGTCCAACTTGTTCCTTGATCGGATTCTTCTGTCCATGTAGTCGATGAATCAGATACTGTTGAATAACTGGTTGTTGGATCTGAAACATCAGTCCATAAAAATGAATCTAAAACGGTTTCAGAAAAATTCTGAGCGAATGTTATTGAAATCGCTCCAAACGATACGTTACCGATAGACGTGAAGTCATTCGTTAAACCAAAAGTAATTGACTCAGCAAACTGCAAACCCGCAGCAGCCGTGTATCCTTTGTTTAAACCATAGCTTGCAGCACTTGAAACAGTTAATGCACCCGTTTGACTATAGCCTTGACTTAAACCATAACTCGCCGCAGCCGAATGAATTTTTAATCCTGTTTGGCTATAGCCTTGCGTAAGACCATAACTGGCAGTAGGAGAAGCCGTAAAAAATCCTGTCTGGCTATATCCTTGTGTCAATCCATAACTTGCGCTGTTAGCTTTTGCGGCTGTGTTGTAATTAATTCCAATAGCTGCATAAGTTATACCGCTACATGCGGTATAAGGAATCGGTGCGCTCACGGATTGCCGCTAGTATTTGTAATTCTTAAAGCAGAACCAGAATGTCTATCGCGCATATCTGCTTCATTTAACGCCGTAATAGCTCTGCTATATCCAGCAGACCATGTGGGTAATCTTTGATCATTAACCAAAAACGCTTCGGCTTCCATTAATGACCCATAAAGATAAACATCAGGCGCATTTATAATCATCCAGTTTGTTGTGGTTGTGACTGACAGCTCATCAAACTTTTTATAAAAGAGCATTTCCAAAGTCATAACGCTATCTGGCTTTGGGCCTAACGCTATTTCATCTGCCATGATGGTGTAATAATAGGGAATACCTGTATCTGATCCACCGTTCAAACGATCAAACATTTCAGGGGTCATATATTCAACCACTCGAACAGGAGTCTGATTAATTTGCAACTGCCGCATCTGTAAATAGTTAGGAGGTAGAGCATAGTTACGCTGTGCTGCAACCGTTGAAGCTGTCACCTTAGTTTCCATAGCCCTAATGCGAAGATCACGATTAAACCGCGCTTCACATAAAGCAATAAACTCAGGTATTCGATCTGTAAGATCGTCACGATCTAACCAGTTAGCAAGGGCTGTTTGTAAAGTTGCGTAAGTGTTTATAGCCATTAGCTGTTCTTAGTTTTGAACCAAACAGAGTTGTTAATAATAGGTAATTGATTGTTTCCAGAAAACGTGGGTTGATAGAGCCACATAATTAAATCCTTGTAGGTGTAGTCCTGAAATATTTATTATCAGGATCGTTTAAATACTTCTTAAGTAATTTTTCGTCTTTCTGAATAGCTCCGTTGGTAGCCTTCATCCATAGTTCCCATATTGTTGTAGGAATGGACGCAACCGTAACACCTCCGGTTTTCATACCTGATGCTTTGCCGAATGAAAGTTTATCTCCGTAGTTAATTAAATCTTGTTTATTTTTTTCTATAATCGGCTCAACATCTTGATAGGTATCAATAGTGGCGGTTCCATCACTATTAATATCTAACTTCCACGGTCTTGAATCTGGTGTATCGTAATTCCATCCTGAACTATTATTCATAAAGGCATACTTCCTCTGTTACCAGCAATTTTCTTAAATTTTTCATGAACATTTTTTTGGTGTAGTTTTGCATCAAAAGGTTTTTTTTCTACCTTTGTCGATTGCTTAGAATTAATCTCTTTACTCAGTTCTTTCTTTGTAACCATAATATCTTTTTCCCTAAACCAAAAAGTTATAATCCATTTGTCACCATTTTCTGGAGGTAACCCCATATGGAGTGAAGCAGGATGTGGTAATTTATTTTCATCGAGATTTCCAAACATCAATACTCGACCCTGTTTAGCTTGAACGGCTAAACCAAGAACAGGAAATACGGTTCCACCGCCATCACTTACATCGTTTAAATAGGCGATCATAGTTACAGAACGATTTCCACTTTCCTCAACTTTTGAAGACTTTGGCATTTTGTCCATTTCGTTCGGAAGAAACGCATCGTAATGTGGTTTGTACTCCTGACCAGGCTGATACCTTTGAATAGATACAGGTTCCAACCTGGCAGGAGGGAGACCACACATACTACAAAACGCTTCAATAACACCGTCTAATACTGGGTTGTCACCGTGATTGAAAAAAGTTCCTCTACTGGTTCTTATTTCATCTTGGATGTACTTACCATCGCGGTTTATTAGATTATCGCTAAGCCCTTTTTTCTTGGCACAGCGAATTATGTGATCACATAAATCTGGTGATAGCACACTATCTTCAACAACAATAGAAGGGGTGTTATTGTATTTAAACATTAAGCGTCTTTAACTCCGATTACAGCGGCGTTTGCCAAACCATTTTTAGCGCGTAACCCGTACTCAGCAACCATCATCTGTTTAATGCTGTCACCAGTTTTCGCTAACACTTCAGTTTGGAAAGGACGTAGGTAATCAATTGACCAGAAATCATAGTCCACGAAGAAAAGCATATCAGCCAACATCAAACGGCTGGGTACAATCTGCAATGTTCCAAAGTCAGTTACCAGAACGTCCACAGCGTTTACTGCTACACCTTGGACAGGTTTGCTTTGGTTCTGAACCAGATCAGCAACAACAGATCCACCTAGCGCACTGATTTTTTGCTTAAGATCAGCCGGAGCTAGAATCGTCTTAGGTTCGCCACCTAAAGTAAAGGCACGTTCCATAGCAAGGTTGATCATCGCCATTGTTAGAACAGCAGAGGTTCCGAAAGAAGCTACAGTTGTTCCATCAGGACCAACCGCAGGACTGCTTCCACCGTTATTAACAACACCAACAACAGGAGAAGCTGAACCCAAAACAATGTTTGATGTTCCAGCAGACGTTGTGCCTAACCAAGACATTACAGCGGCTGTTTTACGAGCAGTACCCGCAGCACCTGTAACTTTTAAATCGTTAGACAGCAACATCTTTTCCATGTCGCGTTTGATTTCTTTAGCGCGTTTGGCTAACTGATAAGCCTGAGTTGATTTACGTCCAGCAAAATCAACTGCTTCGGCAGTACCAGAACTCTGCACGACTTTATAAGAAATCTGACAAACGTTTGTTAAACGGCGTGGCTCTGCTACAGCTAGGGCGTTCATTGAATCATCGCCTTCTAGCTGTTGGTTAGCTGCTGCTGCCGCTAATTCATCCAGTTTTGTTATCGTAAAAGTTTTTTATCTCTTACTTCTGTATGTTTCCATACAGCTCAGCATATATCATCATCCCTAGGGATGCTCCGCACTCTTGGGCCTTTACCGTCCGTTCTGGACTCCTTGACCTATGCGTTGAACCTTCTCATTATTCCTAATGAGCTTGGCTGCTGATTCCCTTGCTATTAAGTTTAGGGTTCCAGCAGTTCACGGAGTTTGCTACTGGGCGTTACCGCCCAGAGGACCAATATTACTTAGTCTGCCACTCAAATAGTGTGTTGTCAGCGGTGCCTTTTCCAATATTGGATATAAACGGCGTATCCATTGGACTAATGTTATATATAATCTCAGACAGATCCTCACGCACACCAATAGCGCCGTAAGTAGTCCGAGTGTTTGTTGCAATTGCCATGAGCAAAAACTCCTAGATTAAAGTTCTACGTAATCCTCAAACAAACTGGCTGCATCTTCTGCTCTTCCCGTTTGTTTAAGACGGTTCATTGAGGCTTTACGCTTAGACTTCGTTTGCGATTGATTATCGATAGATTTACTTTTCCGAATGACTTTTGGCTTATTGGCGAGCTTCTTAGCTTTTGGATTCGCTTTCTGCATTTCGTCATAAAGCCGAGCCTTGTTCAGAACAATAAAACTTCTATGATCAACTAAAGAGTTAATCTCTTCTTCCTGAAAACCCACAGTACTAGCATATGATCTCAACTCGCTGGCTAATATTTTTTGTTTGTCGGCATTACCCCAATCTGGCATTTGTTCTACCAGTTTGGCGTGTTCCGATTTAACAGCTTGTGACCATTGTTGTTTTTGAGCTTCTTGATTTTTAGCTAATACAGATTGTTGCTCTTGTTGAGTACGAGCAATTTTTTCTTGAGCTTCACGAACTTCTTCTCTCTTTTGCAAAAACTCTATGGGATCTTCAGCACGAAGACGTTCCCAGTCTATGTTTGCAAATTTATCGAGATTAGAATTTTCAATCACGGATTGAAGGTTTCTAGCGTACTGCTCTCGCTCCGCTGTGATCTGAGCAATTTCTTGGTTATATTGCGTATGCAATGCCTCCATCTGCTTTCGATCTTCTGCTAGAGCTTGACTCTTCTGTGTAAATGAAGAGTTACGTGAATACCCTTTAAGAAGTTCGTCAAGGGTAACCTCGACTTCTTTACCATCTACTTTTAAAGCGTAGGTGGCATCAAAATCAGGTTCCTCTTCGTTATCTGATAGTTCTTCACTTTCGGATTCTTCTTGTTCAATTTCTTGTTCAGAATTATCCTCTGAAACCGCCTCTGTAGATTCGTCTTCTGCTTCCAGAGTAGACTCTTCAACTTCGGGGTCTTGTGCTTCTTGTTCTTGCGGTTGATCTTGCGATTCCATTAGACCCAAGAGAGCATTAGTGGCAGATGTTAGACTGCCATCGTCCATCGTATTTGGTATATCTGCGGTCGGTGCTTGTGGCGTGTCGGCCATTTTTTACTTCCTTTCGCTTAGCTAAACGAGGTTAGGTTTATGAGAACCTAAAGGCTTCGTTCCATCTTTCCGGTTGTCACAATACTTCTAAAGTGATTCTTGAGATGGTTAAGATACTTTAGGCTTAACCAGAGCCTTTCTCTGGTTTCAATATCAATGTCATTTGAATTTCTCCAATTGACCATGATTTCTTCTTCGAGTGCATCCCAAGCCTCGTTAAAAATGGGATCACTGAGTATTCTTTCAGATGCTTGCTTACGTTGATTAGCATCCATTATTTCTTCTTAGGTTTCATACCACCAGGTTTCTTCTTCTTCTTGCCATATCCGTACATTAGGTTGCTCCAATTGCCACAGGTCGTTTTTGAATTGCTTCGAGTTGTAATTCTTGCGCTTTGAGTTGAGAATCGATGCCCGCCTCCGTTGCATCGTTCTGAACTTTTTGCGCTTTAACTTGGACATCAAAAGCCTTGATTTCAAGTTCCTTTTGCTCCAGTTCGAGTTCTTTTGCTTTCATTTCCATTTCCATCTGTGCCATTTGCTGTTCGATGGTTGGACCTTGTTGTTGTTGTTGAATCGTGCTTGGATCAGTAATAAACTGAGACACATCTTTAAAGCCCATATTCTTTATAAGAGCTGCACTTAGGTTATATAAATTTTGTTCAGTAACAATTGATGAACCACCCGCCATAGCTTGACTAGCAAACTGCATTAACTGCGTTATATACATTTGATTTTGATCTTTATTGCCGTGACCTAATCCCACCTCAACGGTGCAATCCATCTTGTCACGCCACATATCTGGTCTTATGGGTACAAACTTATTACGTAACATAATGACTTGTTCTTTTTGTTGATTCTTACTGACCAACTCATAAATCATGTACGCTAATTTTTTGACTCCTGTATCTGCAAAGATACGAGCAATTAATTCCACCCGTTGTTGTGCGTTACTTAATGTCTGACTTACAGCGGAAGCGGTTGTATGACTGGTTAAGGTATTAGCATCTAACCCTTGCGACATTTTGCTTACACCAGAACGCTCTTCACGAATGTTGTCTATGTAACCCAACATTTCAAATACGTAAGGCTGTAGCTGTGGTGTAGGTAAAGGCTGTATTGCGTTAGGTGCTTTGGTTCTAACAATTCCACCTGGTCGTTGTGTTAATAAATCATCAAGCGATACCATCCCTTCTTGAACGGCAACACGCCCTGAGTTTTGTAAATAAATGTTATCCAGAAGGTTTCGTAGAATCGTTGTTTTAACGAGGGCTAAATCAAGTACTTGATCAGCCACGCTCATACCGAAGAATTTGTGTGGTATCGGTATGGGGCATATCGTACAAAACGGTACACGATCAACTGGATCATCAGCTAAGATCTGATTACCTACCATCATTACGCGCCGTAACTCACTTAACCCACCTGTTGTCTCACATTGCAGGTAGCTTTCAAAAACCCAAACTTCTTTTAACGCGCCATAGGTATCCTCTGACATATAAGGCCAGCCTTGAGAACGATCAAACTGGTGTCTTGCATCGGATTCAGATTCCATGTTGTAATGCGCGAAATCAGTGTTACCCAATTTTTCTTCATCGACTTCATAGCCCATCTCGCGTAACTCTGCAATCGTCATTCGCGTTCGATGCGATACAAAACGTGCGTTATCTACCGTTGTTGCATCTCTTGAGATTAAAAACTCTTCGGGTGCGATGTTTACTATCTTGACTGAACCTTTTTGAACCTGACGAGAAATAACTACATCGTGAAGACGGGGATTAAATAACTCTTGCTCTAATGCATTTTCTATAGAATCATCATCTTCTTCAAATTTTTCAATCTTTTCACTGTGTTCTAAAACCTCTACGGTATCCGGTGCAATTAAGTTTTCTAGTTCGATGTCCGTGAGATCGTGATACTCCTCTCGATTTTTCTTTTCGGTTTCATCGTAGAAAACCTTAATAACACCAACCTTTTCTAAAAGCGCATCCGTAGCCCATGTTAAAAAGATTTCAGCCCAATTATTTTTGCGGGTCAGAATATAATTAATGTAATCGGTAGCTTGAGAGCTTGCCTCTACATCTTCTGGACCTTCCGGTAAAAAACGAACGACTTCATTACTTGAAGTAAAGATCTTCATTAACGATGGTTTCATCCACTCAATCGTATCCATCACTGACGTATCGACTACTTGAGAGCGACCCTCTACTTCATTGCCGTAAGGTTGTGATGTGTAACGCAGTAACGCTTCACGCCGTTGATGAGAAATTTCGTCTTCATAACCCAGCGCGTGTTCGATCTCGCCTTGTATTTTTGAAACTAATTCTTCGTCATAGGTTTTTGACATTAATTTTTCCGTGTTTATACGATACCAAGATCAGGATATTTCAATTCCCTATCCCAATTTGATTCGCCTTCGGGTTGTGCAAAACGCAATGACATAACTGCATAACGTGTTGCAGCCATTAAATCGTCCCGAATCGCTTGTATTTTTCCTTCTCGCCTGTGATACATCCTGAGCTCTTCCAACCAATCGGATTGCGTTGAGAAAACTTTAAAACGGTTTGACTCCATACGTTGCAGAATGTCCATAATGCCGACCTCCACCGAGTTCCCGCCTTTCGTTTCCCCTAACGCGGGAGGGTTGGTGAAGTGCATCGGTAATAAATTTACGCCATGCAATCTGTATTGATCCGCAAGGCCAGGATTTCCCATACTGTCTTTACGGTTTCCGTCATGCGGCCATGCAATTGAAATAAATTTTGGTCGTGTATTAATAACCCCAGCATGCACACTAGGCGTTGCTTTGGATTGCCGATAAGTGTCGTAGACATAAACCACATCTTCTTCTGTATCAAAAGCAATCCAAACCACAGCCGTTGGATGGTCCCAACCAAAATCAATACCGCCAATACGCGTGTATTCACTCGGTATTGGAAACGGATCACAGATCAGTTTTTCTTCCGGCACTGGATACACCAAACCCGAACCAATGGTTGGTCTTCCGTATTTACGCATCTCTCGCTCATGCGGTGGATACGCACTTAAAATTTGCGCCATTGCATCGTGCGTAAGATGCCCTGGATT